TCATGATAAAAATTCCCCGGAAGATTCATTATTTACGTTGAAGATCACCAGATTAACCAGGTCCTCATTCGGTTTATCGCTTACAAACAGCATGCTGAATGTCGCATTTTTTTGCAACTCAAGAAACTCAGCCAGCGGAATTTCTCTGGGGAGTCCTAATTTGCTATTTTCACCCACAACGAGGTTACCGCCGAGGATGTTACAGGTCTCTTTTTTTGCATCCTGTATATCTGCCGCTGATAGCGTTTCTGGTGTCAGGCCAAACATATGCGAGGCCACCTTGACTGCCTCTGCGTCATCCAATATCAAACCAATTGCGATTGATTCACGCTGTGGCAGGCTATCAATATACATAGGCAAAATCACTGCCATCAGGCTTTCATGATCATCTATCGCCGAACGGTGATCGCTTTCCTTAAATGCGAAAGGGGTTCCGCTCACAAATGACCATGACTCAGAAATTCTTTTCACCATGTCTGTTGTCGATAACAACTGCATTTGGTATCTCCCAATGTAGAGTTAAGATGCTACAGGGTTAATGCGATAATAAATGTTGAATGAGTGCAGGAAAACCCCATTAATTATTTGTATTATTATCAATGCTCTTTGCGTTGATATATAAATATTATTATTCGCATAATGTATATTATGTTAAATTGGCGAGAAACAAAAAGAGAGCTGTTTTTCCTGAATCGCTAACACCTCTCTTAATGTATTAGCGTTTTTGAAGTTACACAGATAGCGGCAAACAGCCGCTATTTTTATTTGTGACACTCCGGCTTCGGCCAACCTTAATTTCTCTTTCTCGACCTTCCTGTAATACCTTCTGCGTTTCGCCTCAATACGTCCTTCAACCCGAATCACCCAATACAGGTGTTTCAAGTCAATCGCCCACTCTGGTAGCTCGACATATTTACTGCTATCAAATGCCATTTTTTCTTATTCTGTTGTAAAACGTCCGTAATATAAATCTAGTGGCGGCTTTAGCCGCCAGACGTAGCGCCCAGCCGTCCGCGGTGCCCGCTGCCAGCTTGTCGCACTAGGAAACGACAGATTGTTAATAAGTGTAATTAAAAACGGGGTGTTAACAGGTGAAAAAAAAGCACCGAAAAGGTGCTTTGTTTTATTTAAGACGACCTTTAAAGTCAAATACACCCCATATGGTTGAGTCATCTTTGCGCATGGAAAGAATAACCGGGTGGTATGTTTCTTCATCTAAAACTACCGTAGAAAGAGCCGTTTTGACGGTATCAAATTTTTTAGCTTCATCCATGCTCCAAGTCCATTCAGGCGTAGCGTTTTCATCCGAGTGAATCGAACGTAGATACCCAAGCGTGTCTTGAGATTGAATGATGTAAAACATTTAACCATAATAACTACATGGACTTTAAATAACAAGCAAAAAACAGTCTACAGAGAGCGTTAATACTTCGTTTGTGCCGATGGTGCGTGCCAAGTATCCCAGCTCTTCGAATCAAGATTGATGTCTGCATCAAGGGGCTTTTCGCCCCCTGATAACCCCCTTGTAGTCTCATGTGAGGCAGTTACAGTTTTAGCGTCCTCAGGGGCTACTGGTAAGGCGCATATAGCGACAATTTTTGCCTTTTCGTACATTAGATAAGCAGTGCAATCATTAGCTACAGTAATTGAGTAACCAAGCTTTTCCAATTCTGTATTGCTGGCAGTGAAACCGTATTGACCATGAGTTAACTTATAGTAGGTCAGATCTTTATGACCGGCTCTGACACGCCCGATCAAGACAAACGTGAATCCCGAATATGGGTGAATTTCAGTGGAAATGTTAAAAGAAGGGTCACCATGGACCCCTTCAACATCGGCCGTTTCACTGGCTGACCGAAGTTGAACCCCTCCGGAGCGCTGTTGATCACCTTGTAAATCTGTTTGTGAAACTTGATTGCTTTTTCCGCTATTTTTGCTGAGTTCGATGCTTTTGCCTTTTTCATCATTAATCCTTTGAGAAATACTATTGTATGCACGGAATCCCATGTATCCCATAAAGACTACAGCAAGCGCCAAATAAATCCACACTTGATGAAAGCGCCTAGGCTGTTTAGTGTGCATCTCACTAGATTTGTAATACTTGAATGATTCTTTAGGCGGTTTAAACGCCCTCTTTGCTGCAGCATCCAAATTGGCTTTGTTGTCAGTATCGTTATATTCCGGCCATTCGTACAACTTGCGGCCGAGGATGGTGTCACGTATGTGAATGTGGCGGCCGCAGAGGTGCCTTACATTGACGTCTACAAGGTTTGGCTTTTGAGTGAGCAAGATTATGTCTAATCCTGTATGACGATGCGTTTCCAATGCGGCCACGTAGGGCGGTACTTTTGTACCAGCTGCACGTGGACGGTATACGCGTTGCGCCTCATCAAGTATCAAATAGGAGTTAGGCGGGAAAGTAAAATAATCAAGCATCAAAGACTTGTCGTCAGGGTCTTGGCGTTTTTCTGTCCATTCTTCAACTGGAGGCGCTTTTACATGCTCTATTTTTAAATCGGGTATACCCATAACAAAAACAGGCCTCGCATTTGAGGCCTTGTCATTAGCTAGAAGCATTTGCACCAGCAGCGCAGTTTTACCCATGCCTGGCACACCCGTGATGATGGTTATCATAAAACACCCAACCTTTTAACGACCATAAGAGAGGCGGCAGAACTGATACCACCAAGCATAATTCCAATCGATTCAGGAATGCCCATCATTGTGGCTATACCAAGAATGTCGGCTGTAGTGCCGCCAATAGATTGATTAATTAACGTAGTAAGTTGCCCTATTGCCAAATCAAAGCCGGTAACAGTAAGAATGCCGACACCTAAAGCAACCATTACTTTTTTTGCAATAGGCGCAACTAGCGCAAGAATCCAAACAGCCCAAGTCATGTATTAGCCCCTCTCAAACCCATAAATAAGAACATCGCCGCTGACAAGTAGGCAAAGGCCAACATGAACGGTTTAAACATTGATGCATACTGACAAAGCCATGAGTAACTAAAAGTTATGGAGCGGCCAGCAATAGACACAGACTTGTCTGGAGGGCAGGAACCACCGGAGGTAATTTGAACAGGTGCAAAAGAAACTGTTTTGTTGGAGGTAGCAATTGCCCCACCCTCTTCTGCTTCGCCTAATCCAATACATTGAGGTAAGTCAGGGTTGTCCTCGCATGGGTCCGGCCCCTCTTCTTCTTCCTGTGCTGCCTTCTTACAAATTGGATGAGTTGGATTTGTTGCACAAAATGAAGTGACACTTTCCGTTTTTGTCTCTTCTGTTTTTGTGCCGTCAGCGTTTGTTTTTGTAGTGGAACTAGTCACCTGATCGCCGTCTTGAGTTGCGTTTTTTACTTCTGAACTGGTTGTACTTGATGTATTGCCCTTAGTGTCTGTACTGGAATTTGTGGTTGTCGATTGATTAGAATCCTTAACAGGAGTAGCTGAAGATGAACCCTTAGGAACACACACAGGCACACCATTAACATAGCCAAAGCTTTTGCCGTCTTTAAGACAATTAGTTTCTGGTGCATCCACAGGCGGAGGATTTGCATTAGATGGATTTGAAAAAGAAGTAGTTGAAGGTTGACCGCCACAAGTTGCACCTGTGTATCGTGCGTTGTTAACACCAAACCAACAATTACCTACCCTTGCGGCAGAATTATCGACTACTGTGGCAGCACAATTATTTGGCATACAAACACCAGTACCAGAACTAACGTCTACACCGCAATTAAGAGAAAAGGAACCAATCTTGCCTTTATTGGGAAGACAAACATCATCACAAACATTTGTTGTTGTATTTAGGGTTGTATTGGCTGGACAACTTGTGAGTACACAAACTTTATCAAGGACTTTTCCTGAATTTGATTGCAGTGTTGCACCAGTAGGACATTGATAGGCATAGCTATAGGAGGCACCTAACATTTGTGACTGACCGCTAGAGTTTCTAATTGTGATTGAACATGAGCCAGGGAATTCAGCACCAGCCCTTAGGTCGTTTCTTTGTTCAAGTAAAGGAAATTGTGAATAGTTTGAATCATAGTAGTGGCGGCAAGCTGCCTCCATAGTACGAAAAAAACGAGAATCACCGGGTATATATGTAGTTTGTCCAACTGTGTTGTACCAAACAACAGGGGGAACGTTAACTGCGTGAACTAAATTGCTAGCCAACAAGAATAGGAAAAGCAGAAATAGACGCTTCATTTTGTGAGAGTGATAACAGGTAAAACCACAATAAGGAAACCAGCCCAAAGATAAATGTTTGCAAGTTCATTCATTAATGCCTCACTCTTAAATAACGCCATAGAAATGCAATGACGATTGCACCGGATACAGCAGCCCCCAACTCCATACCAGCTTGAAAGTTGGCTGTAGGGTCGCTGGAATCTGTGCAGGGTGTAAATGCAGGAAAGTTGATTGCAGGACATTGAGTAAGGCTACCAGTAGACAAACTGTGAGCGCCCATGCACCAAGCACCAGATACTTTTTCAGGATAGTAAAAAGAAGTTGTTGAATCGTTAACAATGAATGCAGGTTGCATGCTTTGTGCATATGCATCTTGTGCCATTGCCTCACTTGAGTAACAAACATCTTTTAATTGATATCCCATTTTATTATCCAAAAAGGCGAGGTTGATGAGACCCCGCCAGACTCGAAGAAAAGCAGTTAATTAACCTGCTTTGCGTTTCAACCAGAACAGAACACCTACAGTTACAGCCATACCCAAAAACAGGCCACCCAAAGTTACACCGTCAGCCTCAGCAGTTGCGATAGCGTCAGCTACACCAGCAGGTAAAGCTGCATTTGCATTGATAGCTAAGGCAGACAGAGCAGCACCAAAACCATATTTACGAGCTTGTTTGTACAATTTCATGATTACACCCTTTATAAAAAACGGCAGTAAACGACTGCCAACGCAGTGGCCAGAAAGGCCAATTCGATAACGTTCTTAATCAACATATGCGCTTCGCAATATGTAAATGTCCTCTCCCCTATTCCAAGGGATCATTTGTGTGGGATGTTGCCCTGTTACAAATTGGGCGATTTGTGACACCTCGATTAAGGCGTCAATGAAGTCGTTTCCGCCTGCATTACAGGCCATAAGGACTTGGTTAAACTCGATAGGCTTAGGTATGTCACGCGCTTTTAAATAGCGGTGCTGCCCCAGTTCCGCAGTATGTGCGAAGTCCTTATCAATGTATTTTGTAAGGTAACGAACAAGGGAAAAAGTCTTGTGTGTTTCGGTTTGATTACCCCAGCGTTTCTGACGGTATTGAACATCCACTTGACCAAGCGCATTATCCCCAGAATCAGAAATATTGCCACCCAACGCGACATACCAACAGGCACGTAAGAAACGAATGTCCTGACGGCCAACCACAGCACAGTGGAGATGATATGCACCACGGTCCTGTAATTCTGGGACAGCCACGTAAGCATATGATTTGCGCGGGACTGTGACCAAGCGGCCATTGACGAGAATTTTTGTGCGGACAAGTCTAATAAAGCGCTGAAAGATTTCGAAGTACTTTGCACGCTCTGTGATGTTTTCGCGTGTAGTGAGTGTAAGCAGGTGGTCAGCGCCGATTTGACGGATTGCGTAATGAACAGATTTTTTAGCACGTCTTACCGCCCTTTCTAAATTTTCCGCATCTTTAGCGGCTTTTTCTTCATCGGTTAAGGAACGCGGATACGTGGTGAACTCGCCGTATGTCGGCTCTTGAGTCAGCTTAGGTATCGTGTGTTTAATCCGCGTCATGATGAAGTCGATTGTGTTGTTAGCAAATGTCACCGTCTTAAGTTTGTATTCGTGTACGCTTTCAATGCTTCTATGGTTCTTTGGGTCTAAATAGTCGTCATTGACAACTGAATTAAAGGTATTTAAAGTTAGGTCCATGTTTAAGCCATTCCGAGTGGTTTAAATTAGAAAAAGCCAATTGATTCCAGTCAGTTGGCTTTTTTGTTTTCTATCAAGCTGGTTTCACTGGTAAGAGATCAACAATTGACGGAACCAAACGCCCGTTATCCCCTGCCCTATTGCGAACAACGGCGGTATATTTGCCACCCTCTTTGTATGAATTCAATTTGTCCAAATCGCCATAAACAGGAATATTGCCTGCTACCTTGGCTTCAATATCGTAAACTTGGAATGTGCGACGGTGCCATTCAGTACCACGCTGTGATTTGCCGGATTCTGTTTCGCCGATTGATAAAACTTGAATTTGAATACTCATGATTTAAGCCCTTATATAGCCCCTTGTAGATGTGTGCAGATCAACGGGGGCAGGTTCGTTGTCTGTAGAATATATTTGACGTAATGCAATGTAAAATACTTCTAACATTGTGTCAATACTATTTGACGCGTAATATCTGAAAAAAAGGAAAAATAAGTAATGAGATACTTAGTTATGGTTCTGATTGTGGGGCTAGCAATACTTTGGATTGCGAAACACAGAGTAGAAACGGTACAAGAATTCGCTGATAAACAAATATCAAGAGCAACACAAAGGGAATCAGCTCAAAAGGAAGAATCAAGAATTAAAGAAGTAGAAAGAAAAAACTCAACTTTAGTTAAGGTACTGGTAAAAGCAAAAGACATCAGAACTTGTTTAAAAGAAGCAAATACTAGAGTTATAGATAACTCGATTATCGAATGTAACAAAGATCATTACATTGAAGTAAGAAGTGACGAAGCAGAAAAAATGAAGGAGTAAAAAATGGCCGGTTACGCATTAATTGAAGAAGTAAAGAAAAAAACTGGAATTACAAGTGACAACCAAATTGCAGAGGCAATTGGAAAACATAGAAGCAACGTGAGCGCTTGGAAAAGAACAGAACATACACCTGATAGTGAAAGCGTTCTTAAATTGTGCATATTAGGTCAAATTGAACCTAAAAGAGCATTAGAGTTAATGCAAGGTGGTTACGCAAGTTTGTCACTGATGGCAATGACAGGAATAGCCTCTCTAGCCCTACTGGCAAGCCATCCGATCATATCCACTGTATATTATGTTAAATAGTACTGATGTCCATATTACTGCTGTTGGATTTAAGTTATTATCTAAATTCCTCTGTTAAAAGGTACCAAGGATGAAAAACATTTATCTTTGTGTTGCTTCTGTATTCATTGCCAGCTGTACTGCGCAGCATAGTCATATCACTGCTCACCAATTGGATCGTTCCAACGCCTTAACTAAACCGGTACAAATAACCGGCAAGGTTGATCAGGAGTTGAAAAGCGGAATTCTTGGTAGAAGTGTGACGAGCACCGTATACATTTACTTTGATAATGTGTTGCATGTACAAGGTAAATTGGATCGCTATGGTTTTGGTGAGTTGCCAGGCGTTAGTTACCAGGATAAACGTGTTTCGAGCAGCTGCAATTCGAGACCTACCGGTTTAGAAACGGCCGAATTAAGCTGCGAGGTTTTTATTAATAGCGAACACGCAACGACCTTGGTGATGCAGACCAGGAAAAACCGCAAATACTAA